TGTCCAACACATCAAACAATGGTCATGGCCTAGCACCTTGTCAATGACAAAGCATAGGTTCTTCTTCTTGTCCCTCTTGCGTTGGTAGTTACGTGCACTGAACGTTTGGTGTAGCTCACCCATAAGTATTACGTTAACTAATACCGACAGTGTTATACCCACCTTGAATAGATATTTAATCATTTTGTTTCTTCCTTATATATTAAGTAACCCATGACAAACCCTGCTCCTAGTATGTAAACTGTTAAGATCATACCATCACCCCATCCCAGTAAACCATGTGAAATTCCCTACGCATATTCTTATCCCTTCATATCTATTGTTATGCCGTCATAGTATCTAACAGTATCACCTTGAGGCGTGTCAACATACCAAACAAAATCTTTCTGAAACACTGAATAGCCTAGACAGAATTGATGGCTTGCTTGGTTCATCTTACGTTTGGTGGTGACACTTTCCCAACCATCTGAGTTGAGTTTGATCTTGTTACCTACCCATTCCACGATCTTTGTCTTAGTGTATATGACGCACCCACCGTCATTGTCTTGTGTCCATGCTGTCTTGTATGTGCTAAGCTTGTTGTAAGCCATAGTCTTAACCCTTTCTAGGTTTTCAGTTTGGTTTAGTGAGATAACCCCTTAGGGTTACCCTTCTAACTCAAATCAAAGTGGGCGTTCGAAGTATCTGTAACCCTCATCTAGTATGTGACAGATATAAACCGTAGCTGTCTTTGTGTGGTAAGATCCTGTAATTGATCCGTAACCTTCTATGTAGTCACCGTGCCCGAATGTCTGTGCCATTTGTTTAACCCTTGTTTGTTTCCGATGACCAATAACTGACAGCATCAATTCAAACTGTCAACAACTAATTATAAGAAATATACAATTAATTTCAAGCAACCATACAAACAAGGGGTATGACAAAGAAACAATAGATCAAACCGTGAAGGTATACGGTAATAGATAACCACATCTATTCTGTCATCACATAGCCAAGGGACTAGCCAAGGCACAGCCAAGGTAAAAGCCAAGGGAATACATGGGGATAGCCTAGCTAGGTAAGGTTAAGGGTTATTTCCCCTATGATCATGCTAATGTAAACCCTATTAACATCAAGGTATAGCCTAGGCACATACCAAGGCAAAGCACAAGGTATATCCCAAGGCTAATCCATACAGGGGCGGGGTATTTACTTAAGGTAAAGCATTAGGGGTACACAGGGGTGCACGGGGGTACCTGCTATATGTACAATGCACCATAACATTTTCTATGTATTTTCCTGAGCATGCCAAAGGAAATGCAAAAAGGCTCCCCAAGGTATTTAAACCAAGGAGAGCCTAGTGATGAATCTTAAACAGATCTGTAAGTATGTTACTTATGTTCTATTACTTGATGTAATATAACCGTGGTGGTTATTACCCATCAAGGAGAAGCTATAGCATTTACTTAAGTATATACAGTATATCACCCCTGACGGGCTGATAATGAAATTATACCAATTATTTGTCACCCTGTCAATACAAATCGTACCATAAATAATAATTAAATTATATTGCATTTAGTTGTTGACACAGGTATAGGCGTGTGTTAAACTTTCCCTCATACATACTTAGGAAACCACCTAGGCTATACAAGAAAGACCATAAGCATCATGATGTTCTCAACGGATCAGCTCAAGGGTAGCAACGGTAAACCTCGCACTAAGAGTTTGTTCTATGAGTTAAGTTATGATGATCCGTCACTGTCGTTGTTCACGTTCAAGAGTGATGACATAGAGGCACATGGTCAGCACTTCTTGTCATTACAGAAGTTATACTTATCTCTAGCTCCTAACGATCCAACTGAGTATGAGTTCGCACAGACGGTATTTGGTTCATGGGACATCTGGCAGACCTTATCTAAGGCCCCTGTCATCAAGGTTCATGTAGCCCGTTGGCGTAACGAGGTAGAGGTCAAGGTTAAGTCCGAGGCTATCCGAGCTATAGCTGAAGAGATGAAGACAGGTGGTCGTAGTTCTTTCAGTGCAGCTAAGCTCCTGTTAGACAAAGGGTGGTTAGACAAGGAGTCAGCCACGATAGCTAAGACTAAGTTAAAAGCTAAAGAAGCTGACGATCAGAACAAAGAAGCCCTAGCCCTTTTGTCAGAGGATGCTGAGAGGCTCGGTATCAAACTAAACTAAGGGTGATTACAGGCTATGGCTAAGAAACCAACACTATCTACCATCTCATCAGGTTACGCATCTAACACAACATTGAATGCTAACTTCGAGGCTCTACGGGATGGTTTCGATAATACTTTGTCATTGGACGGTAGTACCCCTAATGCCATGCAAGCTGACTTAGACCTTAACAATAACGACATCCTTAACGCAGGTAATATCTTCGTTGATGGTGTCAATCTTCTTAATCTTCTAGATAACATTACAGTCAGTGCCTACGCACCATCAGGTGGTAACGATGGTGATGTCTGGTTCAAAGTAGGCTCATAAGGAAACACAACACATGGCAGCTCTATCAGATCACGCAGAGAAACTAATCCTTGACTGGATGATGACAGCTGGTACAGCTACTCGTCCAACAGCATGGTATGTAGCTCTATACACAGCAGCCCCTTCAGATGCAGGTGGCGGTACAGAACTAACAGGTAGTGGCTATGCTCGTGAGGCTGTAGCCTTCGCAGCTGCTACGTCAGGTGCAGGTACAACATCTAACACAGGTGCAGTTATCTTCACAGCTGACGGTGGTGACTGGGGTTCAGTTACTCACATGGGTATCCATGATGCTTCTTCAGGTGGTAACCTTATCTGGCACGGTGCCTTGGCAGCAGCTAAAACAGTAGCTGATGGTGACACCCTAGAGTTCGCAGTAGGTAACATCGACCTAACCGTAGCATAAGGTTCTAGATACCGTGGCTGAGGGTTATCGTATAACAGAAAGTGGTGACCTCAGGGTCACTGAAGAATCAGCCTCACGTATCTCCGAAAGGTTTCACGTAGGCGAAGGTTCTCTGTCATCTACGGGTTCCCTTACAGGGGACACGAAGGCCACCTTCCAGATATTAGCTAGTTTAGCTAATGTAGGCAGTGTACTCTACGCAGGTAACGTTACCGTACAGGTATCTACCCAGCTACAGGCAACAGGTACTTCAAGTGCAGATGCTGACCTAAGAGCTAAGGGTGTAGTTGACTTAGTTAGTACAACGACTCAGGTAGCCAGAGGCTTACTTACAGCCCCTCTAGAGGCTAGTTTGTCATCTACAGGTAGCTCAACGCAGGAAGCTACTCGTGTACAGTATCTAAGCTTCTCAGGTACAGCCTCATGTTCCTTTGTCAACCAAGACATCAAGCTAAGAAACAAAGCTTCATTTGAAGCACAGCAAAACAACATCATCCGTCTATCTGAGTACGGTGACACAAGGGTAACTGAGGATGGTAATGTAAGGGTAGCCTCTGATGCTAGCCTTAATTCTGTATACGGTGACATAGTAGCTAACGGCCAAGTCTTCCCGTTCCAAGCTATAGCTTACATCAAAGAAGACGGTGTGTGGAAAGAGTTTGACCCATACGTTAAGTGGGGTGGGGATTGGACCTTACCTGATAAGGTCTACAAGAATATCTCAAATAGATGGAAGAGGGTCTACTAAATGGCTAACATTAAAATCTCAGAACTACCCGCCACAGGTGCTGGCACAGGTACTCAAGAGTTCGAAATCAATGATGGTGGTGTTTCCCGTAAGGTTACAGGCGCACAGATCCTTGCCTATGTAGCAGGTAACCACACTCACACACTAGCTAACATAACTGATGCTGGCACAGCTGCTGCATCTGACACAACTGACTTTGAGGCAGCAGGAACATCTGTAGCCCTTAGCATCGCATTAGGGTAATATAACATGGCCAATCTATTTAAGAACTACACAGTCTCCTGTACCGATGTAACTGAGACGACTGTCTATACAGTTCCAGCTGCAACAACTTCAGTTATCATTGGTTGTAACGTAGCTAACACCACGACTACTCAACTAACAGTTGATGTTAAGGTAGCAGGTAAGTTCCTCGTCAAGGGTGCCCCGATTCCTTCTGGTTCTAGTTTGTCAGTACTTGATGGTAAGATCATCGGTGAAGCAGCTGATACAGTAACCGTTACATCTTCGGATGCAAGTGGTGACGTAGACGTTATCCTAAGTGTACTGGAGCAGACATAATGGCAGGTTACATTGGATCGAAAGCCTCGGTCACACAAGTAGACGGATACAATCGAACAGAAGCTGATGCTGAGTTTGTAGCTAAAGCTGGCGATACCATGACGGGCAACCTTGACGTAGACGGTACAATCACATCCACGTCTTTTTCTGGTGATGGCTCTGCTTTGACTGGTATTGGCCCCAGCACAATCGCTGGTGATGTTGGGACTTATGCTTATCTACTGCACAAGACAGTAGATATGGCCATAATCCAGGGGTCTACTCATGCAGGGTCATCTATGGCATATAGTGGGCAATCTACAGACAGTGTAACAACTGCATCAGGTTATAGTGTGGGTCACGGTTTGGGTTGTGCAACGGCTTCTGGTACTTGGAGGGCTATGGGTTCTCGTGGCTCAGGGACCGGATACAATTACTTTGCAACACTTTTTGTGAGGATTTCATAATGACTATTACAATCACAGAAGTCCGCAACGCAACGTCCTTGCAAGCTGACAACCTTCGTGTGGACGTAGAGATTAACCACCCAGAACACAGTTGGATACCTTACACAGTAGACCCTGCTGACACTGACACAACCATCGACAACGATGCAGTTCTGGCCCTCATTGGTACTGACTTCACAGCTTACGTTGCACCTACTCAGGCAGAGCTAGACGCAGAACTTGCTACAGATGTTCGTTCTGATCGGAATGCTCGTCTTGCAGAAGTAGATGCTATCGCTGGTAACACATTGCGTTGGGCTGACCTTACAGCAGCTAAACAAGCTGAGTGGTCACAGTATCGTACAGACCTACTGGCTGTACCACAGCAGTCTGGTTTCCCTCACAACGTAACATGGCCCACGAAGCCTTAAAGGAGTTTCCTAATGTCAGGATACATTGGCACACAGCCAGTACCACAGGCTACCCAGACACGGGATAGCTTCACTTGTACAGCAGGTCAGACCAGCTTCGCTACAGGTGGCTACACTCCCACG